TGGTCAGCGCCGCCTTCTCATGCAGGCTGGGCACCATGGGCTTGGTGAACACCACCCAGGGCTGCACCGGGTCCCTGCTGTCGTCCTGCAGTTCGATCTCGAACGCGAACTTGAACTTCTGCTTCACGCCGTACTCGGTCTCGTACTCCCGCAACGGAGTCACGTCCACGCACACCGCTCTGCCGGAGAACTCGGGGCACGGCGCGAAGTCCTTCTTACCGCCTGTTGCACTGATTATCATACGTCTTACTTTGTGTTGTTATTGTTGTTGTGTTGAATCGAGGCCTGCTTTTCGACCTCGGAAATTTGCTGCGCCATGCGCTGGTACTGCGCCCAGTAGTCGGGCCATGCGTTCTTAATCTTGCGCAGGTTCTCTGGGTCGGCCACCAGGGCTGCGGCACCCAGTTTGCGCACAAACGAGCCGCCGTACTCCATCATCGTCTCGATGACCATGCGATCGTTCACTTGCCGGCCTTTCCCCGCTTGCGCCGCCAGTAGCTGACGTCATCGACCTTGTAGTCCCGGGCCGCCTTGTAGATCGCGCCGGCCTCCTGCTTACTGATGCAGTAGACGCCGTCGCCCTGCTTGAGTTTCTTGGCCACTGTGTTCTCGCTCATGGTGCTGGTTGGATGATGAAGTCGAAGTTGATCTGCCAGGTGTCGCACAGCCTGTTGTAGGTGTCGTTCTTGATGCGCCAGGTGCGCGGGTCCCGGGTTGAGCCTGTGTATCGGCATCGGATCCGCACGTCGATGTCCTTGATGACCGTGTTGCGCAGCGGGTGATCGCTGGGCAGTTCGTGGAGTTTGGTGATCATGGTTTCAACGCCTCGACGGCGATCTGGGATTCAGTTGAGCGGTTGCCGCGATAGTCTTGGTTGGCGATCTTTCGGAGCGCAGCCTCCAGGTGCGCGATCCTGGCACGGGCCTCCTCCAACTCCTTGTACGTTTTGGTGGCGTCAATGGTTCTCATTTCTTCGATGGTCATGGTTTGATCTGCTTTGCTTTCATTTCGTTGATGATGTCGCACAATCCAATAATCATGGCCATGTAGGCTTGGGGATTCTCAATCCCGTTGCGCTTGCAGGTTTCAACCCCTCGTTTCACTGCATCCAATCCAACTTCGCGCCATGGCTCGTTGATAAAGTCGCTGATTTTGATATTGCTCATGGTTTCTCGGCAGTAAGTGACTTGATGTATCGGTTCCTCTGCCGTGGTGTCAGTCTGATGATGTAATGTAGCACCTCGACCGCATTGACCGAGTGGATGAGTTGCCAGTACGGCCTCGCCGCATCGAGTTCCTTCGCTCGCTCAATGTCCACCACCAGCACCTCGCTGGTCATGGTGTGCTTATATATGAATGCGGGATTCATCTTCCCTCCAACCATTTTTCGAGGTCATGGAGTTCATCCACTTTGGCTTCGAGTTCTTTGATGCGGTCGTTGAGACGATTGAGTTCTCGCACGATGCCCCGTGGGCGTATGTCGCTCAGGAACTTACCTTCTGGAGTCTTGATGTTGAATCCATTCAGTGGAGGCATTCGTCGCAATACGATGTGGGTGTAGCGTTTCACCGATTTACCTCCTTCAGTATGAAGTAAGCCGAACCAGCAATCACAAGTGCAAGCCACAGTTCTGGATGTCTCCTATGGAACTCCAGCTCATCTTTAACTAATTCAATAACTTCTTTGAGTTTCATGGTCAGAATTCAATGAGGTGGTACAACCGCTTGCGAAGTTGCGCGACCTTGGCTCGCTTCTTGAACAGGTCGTGATGATAAGCGACGTCGTATCTGACCGATCCATGTTTGTCGTGGAATGAGTCGCAGTACTTTTCAAGAAAAGCGATGCGCTCGTCAGTGCGACGGATGCGCCAGTTGCGATACCAAGTGAAAGGGTTCACAGCTTGACCTCCTTCTCATTCCACAGCAGCAGATCGGCGCGCAATGCGTCGTTCTCGGACTCCAGCCGATTGATGCGCTGCTGCAATCGCAGGTTATCACCCCGCAGCAGCAGATCCGCTCGCAATGCGTCGTTCTCCTGCTCCAATTGCTTGATGCGTTGTTGCAGCTTGTGGTTCTTGTTTGTTTCAATTGATTCGTTGGTCATCGCGAAATCGAGTTCACGTTCGAGTTTCTTCAATCGGTCCGCGTGGTTTCTGGAACAAATGCTCAAAAATTCCCAGCGCGGGCTTGGATGTAGCGACTGACTGTTAAACCAGTTTGATACCGCCATCGCTGCCGATACAATTGATGGTGGAACCTTATCAATGAGGCTGGGGTCGTGTTGATGGCTCACAGCTTGGCCTCCTTAGCTTTGCGCCAAATTTTCCGACCTACGCGAGTGGACCGAAGAAACATCGCATCACCGCCCTCCTCCAACCGCTTGATGCGGTCTTGATATTGCCGGACATCCCCGATGCCAGCAGGCAATGCGACGGTTCCTCGAAGCCAGTTGGCCCACAGTGCGTGAGGGTCGTTGGTGACTGCCTCAAGCAGTTTGATGCGCTCATTGGCCGCGTTGAGTTCGCGTTCAATGTCTTGAGACTCTTTGAAAAGCTCGTAAATCCCTGCTCCAGTAGATGCAGCATAGGCAGCATCCGTCCTTGGTGTATCGCTCACAGCTTGGCCTCCTTGGCTTCTGTCCAAATTCTCACTCTGGCCGCATATTCAAAGGGGTAGATTGCTTCATCCCCCGCTTCCTCCAGCCGCTTAATGCGGTCTTGAAGCCGCAGGTTTGCTTCATCCAACAATTGCTGCTGCCGGATGATTGAGTTTGCTGCGTTGAGTTCGCGTTCGATCATCCTGATCCGCATCCCCAGATCGGCTACGTTGTGAGGTGTTGAGTCTGATATTGGGGTGTCGCTCATTTCGCCTCCTTCCATTTGAACTGCGGTTTACCGCTCGCGTCGTTTGTGTAGTAGGCGGCTCCTGCGAGGATGGCTTCTTTTCTCAGTGCCGTGTCACCTCTGGTGAATCCTAAGATAATTCCGATGATGAACATGCTCACAGCAACTGCGCCTGTGAGTTTTGCTAAAGTGTCGTCGCTCATTTGCCCTCCCTCGCTTTGAGCATCGCGTCGGCGTATTCATAGGCAGATCGGGAAACCAATTCCCCATCCTTCTTGCTACTGGCCGGAACGCTCGCGTCCGAGATGATTCCCTGCAACGCAGCCGCCGCGAAGTAGTCTCTGACAGTGATACCAGATCTCGAACCGTAATGGGTCATGCAAGGTTGACCGTCTTGATAGAATCCATGCGTTGTCGCGGTTGCAGCAGTTGGAAACGCCGGTCCTCCGTCGTTGATTGATGCGCTCATTTCGCCTCCTGTCTCTTTAGATATTCTGCAATTGCTTCATCTGCTACGTATTGCAGCTTATAGCCTTTGCGCTTTGCGTATTCCTTCAGTCGCTTGTGCGTGTCGTCTGACACGACAAACATCTTGGCAACGGGACGTTTGGGTTTGGGTTTCATCGCTTGTACTCCTTGATGATCTGGGCGACGAACCGGCGCTTGCAGCCGATGGCTCGGGCCACGGTGTCGGTGTCGGCACCGTTGTCCCACAGCCGGTAGGCCAGCTCGCTGTCGAAGGCCTCGACCGGCTGCGCCCAGTTCCTCGACAGTTCCCGGGCCTTGGGCTCCGGGAATGAGATCCAGCCCGCGGCCACGGCGCTGGTGATGGTCTTCTTGGTGATCACTTGAGGCCCTCCGCAATCATGGCGTGCTCCAGGATCAGCACGGCGTCCGCGGTCTTCAGTGTGATCGTCAGCCTCGGCTGCCGTTGCTGCGCGATCTGTTTTAGGTGCGCTTTCCAACGGTCGCCGTGCGTGGCCTTGGTGCCTGCCTGGATCGTCTTCTGCCATGTTTGAGGCGGCACCTCTATGGTGCGGATCTTCCGGCTGCTGATCAGTCCGTGCAGGAAGCCCACATTGCGCCCAAAGTTAAACATGGCAGACCCCGGGGCCCCCTTGCCGCCCACATAGCCGCCCACCTTCTCGATGTAGACCACGTCGGACACACCCAGCCTGTCGAGCACCAGGTCGCGCACATCGGCGTCGGTGGCAGGCATGGCATCCAGCGTCACACCGCTGGGGCCGTAGTGCGCCAGGCCGCCGGACAGGCCCGGGTCAATGGCAAGGATGCGCTTCACTTGGCAGCCTTTCTCAGCCACGCGGCAATCGCCTTGTCGGCTACCGCCTGCAGTTTGAGGCCGGCGGCGAGGCAGTACTCTCGCAGGGCCTTGTGGGTGGTGGGTGTCACGTTGATGGTTTTCGGTTTGGTCATTTCAGTTGCTTCTTAACCTTGGCCCAGTAGGCCTCGGTGGCAGATTTTCGGTCTCCGGTCGGACCCCCATTCCAACGGCGGGCCAACTGCTCGGTAGTGGCTCCGCGGCCGTAGTGCTTCAGGTAGGCCTCGCACACCGCCCTGGCCTGCGCCCGGTTGGTCATGTCCTGGTGGCGGTAGTGCGATCCGGTGATCCGGTTCACATCCAGCACCACCCCGCGGTGGATCTGCAGGGGGCCTAGGGCGCGTCCGTTGTCGCCGATGGCCTGATCGTTGCCGCTGCTTTCGACGATGATCAGGGCCGAGATGAGGTTGGAGATGGTGGTCATGGTTTGGAGAGTTGTGCGCGTTGGCCAGTCGCGCCCCTGGTTGGGTGGTATTGGCCCCACCCGGGCCTAAAGTGTGTCAAATGGTCCTCAGTGAGGGCCACTTGAGCGAAGGTCAGTACTTCAGAAAGATGCTGAAATCACCCATGTTGCGTACGTCCTGGAGCTGAAAAATTGCGCGGCTCATATGGTCGTCTGACCTCACCAGATAATATCCATCGTCCTGCAAAAACAAGGTGCCGTACACTATCGAAACACAGTGAGGGTAAGATGCATGAACACATACCTGTCTACCTGAGGCAATCTTGTCCGCGAGGTAAGCCTCGAATAGGGTGGAATCGGTTCCGGCGATAGGGGTGCTCATGTTTTGCTTTGGTTTGATGTTGCTGCTTTCGACAGGAACAATCTGCATCAAAACTCTTGACCCGTCTACAGAGAAAACCATTTTTCTGTAGATTTTGAATAAAACCCAATGTTTGCAGGGGTCAAACAGGGGTCAAATTCCCTTGAGATCCACCAAACTCAAGGTCAGGTACTTCTGATCGTTGGTGGTGGCGTCGAAGTAACTGGCGATCACCTGAGTCTCGCGTTCCGAGTAGCTGCGGTAGGGCTTCACCCGGGTGGCCAGGACCGCAGGAAACTCTGTCGGCTGACCGTTCTCGGTCTGCCAGTTGCCCGAGGTGAAGCCGAACCGCCTGCACCAGGTCTGCAGGTTCTGCGGCGGGACGAACCAGTAGTCGGTGCCGAAACTGTCCTGGCTGGTAAAGCACTGCACACCGTAGCCGGTCAGGAGATCGTAGCCGGCCTGGTCGAGATACCAGGCGTCCAAGTCAAAGTCTGGCTCGTAGCCGGTGCCAAAGAATCCAGGCAGGCCTGGGGCCTTGTCCATTGTGCACAGGCAGTTTGATCGAGTCCATGAGTCGAGGCGCCATTGTAGCAGGTTCCACAGCCAGGCCGACTTGGGGATCTTGTGGAAAAATGGGCCGGATCCCGGGCCGCCATTAAGGGTCAAAAGTGGGCGGTAAGGAATGTCAAAAGTGCTGGATACATGGCCTCCGTTGTCAAATTTGATAGAGGTCAGACCGTCCTGATAACTTGGAACCGTGGTTAATGTTTGAAGCGGAACCGTCGAGGCAAACCGGGACCCGTTCCTATCTTTGAAAATGTCATCAACTGTTGCCTGCAATAAACCATCAGCACCTTGCGTGAATTTTGGCGTTTTGTTAGGGCTGCCTAGGATCCGAACCGAGGCGTCAATTCCGTTTGGCCCTCCCCATTTGTTGACCCAGAAATCAGCTTCAAAGCCAGATGTTGAGGCATAGTCAGAGTCGCCATAGGTGGCTCGCATTAGCTCGTTGTCGTAGTTGCTTGAGCTAAAGCCCCAGGGCCCTCCTGGCGGAATGAAGGCGGCGTTGATTGATCCTTGGTAAAGAAGCGTCGATGTTGCAATGTTGCTGCCGATCTTAGTCGGGAACAGGTAGAACCATTGTCCGGTGATATTGTTGACCTTGGAAGGCCCGATCAAAACCGTGCTATCGCTTGAGGAAAAATAGAAGTTTTGCCAAGCGCCTACACCGAAACCTGGGTCATGGCTTTTGATGTAGAGCTGGTCTGATTGGGCGTAGGATTCAAAGTCAATCAGGAGGTTTCCGTCGATTCCAATAGGGCTTCCAATGCTGCAAACCAACCCTTGAGGTGTGAGCCTAAGAAGGCCGATTCGGTCTTCGGTGATGTCGTGGACGTCGTCGTAATTGTTGAGGAAACCTTGCTCAACAGCCAGCCGGCGCCGCACGTCGATGGCCTTGTCGAAGATTGTGGCCTCGTTACCGGCAGACCAGAATCCCTGAGGGTAAACCGTCGAGATCGTGAGCGGTGTGGTGCTGATCTGCCACCTGGGTGCCGTTGAATCGCAGAAGATGTTGCAATCGACCGGGCTGATCTCAATCAGGCCGCGGTCGCTGGTCAGTTCGATGCTGTTGGCATTCTGCACCACGGTGATGCCAAGGCCTTCCAGGCGTTGCACCAGGCTTCCAACACCCGTGAAGTTGACCAGTCGTTCCTCGGAGATTTCACCACTGGATCCGAAATAATAGCGCACCCGTGCGCGTCCCCATGTGAACACCAGGTCACCAAGCTGCTGCCGGAAGTCTCCGGGGTCGGCGTAAGTCTGAGGGTAAACCTGCCGAACGTCGTGGTCTACGTCTGGGTCGATTTGAGCGCCCATCGTGTGCAACCAGTCGAACATGATGAACGGGTTGGCCACGTTGTTGGACTGAGCCGACCGTTCCAGAGCCAGAAATGGCGAGGTGGTTGGAGCATGCCAGCTCGG